GAATACCACCGATAAACGTGGCCATGAGTTCAAGTTTCCCATTATCCGACCCTCCGAGTCTGGTGGAATCATCGTCAAAGAAACTTGCCGGGTTTAATGTGTAAATGATATGCTGATACAATGCTTCGATAATTTCAAGGTTTATGGTGTTCTCATATTTGTATTCGATAATCTCCATGTTTGACCGGAGAGAGAACGCGGTATCCTTATCCCAGTTTTCGAGAATCATGTTTGCATAATCCTCATCGGATACAAAGTCATTCGCTTCACATGCCGGTTGTGGGTTGGTAATTTTGATGAACAGGATAGGAGCTGCACCCCGTTTCATCACCTGCACGTTCGTTTCCCAGCCGTATATCAGCATATCAATAAACGGGATGATAGGTTCAATCAGGGGTGTTTCAACCAGTCCATCCACAATCGGTGACTGACATATGATGATATCATCCGGGTTCAGGAGTTCTGCCTTGTTGGACCCGACTGTCTGCCAGCATTCGATATTTTCACCTGACGGGTCCAGGGTTATCCCTAACAGGTATTCAGTATATTTTTCCCGGCCTGATGGCTGTTTGGCAAACGAGTGAGGGGGGAGTCTGACCAGTTCCTTCGGTGCAATTATCCCGAACTCGTTCTTTTCCCATACCGGGTTGAATATCGTGGGGCCGTAAAAGAACTTGTCGTATAATCGGAACTGTCCGGCAGTCAACAAAGAAAACTTCGGACTCTTGAGCAGGTTTGAGAGAATTAATTGGGTTTTCTCATCCACATCGTTATTCGGGTCATATACTGCCAGGGTCGGCAGTTTGGAGAATACCATTGCAGAGAACTTAATAAACAGACCTTTCCCGTATGCGGTGCGGGAAAACTTGTATAACGTGTCCACCGTGATCGCATTTTTCGCAAAATTCTTGATATTGCTGATATATCTGGTTCCTGACCGGGACGGAACCGTTATCGACACCATACCGTAATATTCGATGTCTATATTTAAAACTGTCGTATATTGTTGAACGACTTTAAGTATTCTGTTAAATTTATCCGTGGTTTTCCTGGGTATCCTCGCATGATGATACCTATCAGGAACAAAAAAGAGGTTGCGCGAATCAGGGGTTTCTTCGCTGTGCTACACGTTCCAGAGCTTGTTCTGATATGTTCACCAGAAACTCCTCGTTATGCGGGGAATATAGTTTCTCACTTAATTTTGCATCCATTCGGGTATCCATCTCTTTTGAGACCTTATCCACAATCGTATAGATTAAATCCCGTCTCAGGTCTTTTCGGTTGATATAATACTGTAATGCATCTTCTACCAGGTCTGTGAGCGAACAGTATTCTCCACATGATACCAGTGATTCGCATCGACGTTTCAGGGTTGGCGAAATCCTGCACGTAATCTGTTCAGATGGTCCAACTTTCCCTGCCATGAATATACCGTATTGCATTACGGAGTAGTGAAAAGCGACACGTATATCATGTCGAAATAGGCACCCTAATATGTTACTATGAATGCAGATTTTTGCGTATGCATTAATTCCGGTCGGTTTGATGTGGTTCTGGACTGGTTCACCACCATATCCTGTGCAAAACAGTTTATCAACGAAGTAAAACCCCTATGTGACTATCCAATTGAAATCAAACCGGCTGCTGAAGTGAGAGAACTGATAGTCGGATATACGTCTGACCGGGTTATCACATCAGTACGTATCGAAACGGGAAACGAACAGTAATACCCGCCAACCTATTTTTCAGTAAAAAATGTTTGAACTATTCGGAATTTCCGATAAGTTCAGTCAATTACTACAGCAAACACTTCTTTATTCATCTCCTGTTTCGGGAGATAGATTCGTGATGCTGATGCCTGTTTGCTTGCCGTCTTTGAATCGTATATGCTGACATGCCGGGGAAACATCTTTGCCAGGGTCATATCATCCCCAGATATTTCAACATACATCTCTATCTCATCATCATCCAATACAAAAGCGACAACCTGTTTTCCAATCGCGTCTTTCGGTAGATAGATGCCACCGACTGACCCGGCAGGCATGACCACTTTATCTGGAAACCATCGGAACGTGGTTCCTTCAAACTGTTTTGAGTATTTCGCATCTGGGAACGTTGCATCTATTGTTACGGTCATTTTTCCTCCATTATGATAAGATTGTTTTCTCTGGCAACCACCAGATATGTTCCCCCCTCATGGGGAGTGGGGGCATCTACCATTCCATACGAAACGTGGGGCCCAAATCCGGGCCCCTTCGCGTAGCAGAAATATTTTTCATTTCTTTTGGCGGACGGCCACCAAAAGTCAGGAGACGTTTCATCTCCTGAAAATATGAAAAATAATAAGTGTGGAGTTTCCTCCACACAATAAAACAGATATTCCCCATCTTCTGCCTCACGGCAGAAGATAGACTCTGGCCTGGGAGAGGACCCGACACCGACGGCCTCCTCATCTCCGTACATATCTGATGCTCCTGGATACATCAGACCACCTCCTGCACAATGTACGTGTGCATGATTGCCCCAAAGGAGTCCATCTCCTCTGGGGTTAAATCCACCCCCCGCTTTTCTGATGGTAATCCCGGCATATCTACAGTTGTGACACTGTTACAAACCGATGCTAGATGCAACGGTAATACTCCATATACATCTTTTCCTTCGATTTGTTCCTGGGTTGCATGGGAAATGACTTCCCCTTCAACACCATTCTTTTTCAACCACTGAATTAACCCGGTGTGCCGGGTTACTATGATTGTCATTGACATCTCAACCACCAGTAAAATTATTTCCGGGTCAGTTCCCGGTATTCCCCCATCTCCCCTGACCGGCTGACTCCATCCCATTCAAACTCAAATACGTCCTCTGCACCCTGTGACCAGGACAGGTGAGATGTCCAGTCCTCATCAATTCCCCACTGGTAAACCGCTTCAATGAGTGACCGAAGTATCTCCTGTGACTCATCATCCTGATACCACCAGTTCCCCTGTGCTGCACCAGGGTCACTCTTCCCTGTGTATCCGGTGTTCCGGTCAAAGAAGTTCACTACAGGTTCTCTGATAGGGTTCCATGTGACTTTGCAGGATATCTCCTCTTCTCCATACCGGAAAATAACGGTTTGTGAAGAGGTCATCTCCTCTTCTGACCTGTATATCCCCTCATCGTTGATGATGGCTATATCGCCACCCTGTTCGATGACTGCATCTCTCAATGCTCTGGATATGGTGATGAGTTTCATATCTCCGTGAACATTTTTCTGACCCTGTTCAATGCTTTCTCTCAGTTCGTCCGGGTCATCCACCCATTCCATTGCATCGGCTATTGCTTCTTCATCTGTTTTCCCGGTTCCGAAAATTGCATACCCGTTCTGATATACCGCCTTGTATGTTTCTTCCATGTTTCTCATCTCCAAAAAATTAATTGTCCTTTTTCACTACCTTGTAGAATGGAACTGATTCAAGGTATCCGTCTGAATTGATTACTGTGATTGATATTTCGTTTACTGCTACATCCACAATTTCATCTTCGTCGGAATTGTATTTCAGGTGTTCAATTAGTGAATCGATCTCCCAGGTTTCTGATCCATCAGAAATTAACACTTCGTCAGGATTATTCAGGAGGTCTTTCAGGGTTTCAACCGCTTCTTGCCACGTCATTTCTACCATGTTTCTCATCTCTCCTTTGCAGGTATTACATACTATAGTTATACCTATAACTATTTAATACTTATTATCTATATGTTGAATGTATAAAATAAGTAGTTTGAAAGTATCAGAACCCGGCAGGACCTGACCGCCTGCTACGGCTTGACCTGATACCACGGGGAACATGAGCCATACCTGGTGATGGTCTGGATATTTCTGCACGGTTCCTGGTTGTAAGGTCTTGGACAAGATACCGCAAGGCATCGCAACAATGGTCGTTTACCTTTTTTGGCTTGTCCTCGCCTCGTTTCTGTGCGTTCTCATCCCACACATACGCGGAAAACTCCTTTCTCATGTTTTCGCATGACGGGTCAATGAATAGGGTTTCAGATGATAACAGTTTTGAGACTTCCTGAATACCAGGTATGACATCGTTTATGGCTTCCCTGACTGCATATCCCCGGCTGCGTAACTCAGCTATAAAACTGGTTGCTGACGGGTCTACAGTGATGTATCTGACTCGCTTGTCCACGAACCCGGTCATCAGGTCTCCGAGTTGTCTATCTGTTAATTGCCCGGATTGCGAGGAATCATGATATAATTCCTTCATGACATGAACGTTCCCGGTTGGTTTGTGAATTCCACCCATGAGAAATACGGACGGGTTTGTCACACCATAATCCACGGATACGACAATGTTCTCCATGTCTCCTGTTGGAGCAGGTCTGACGTGTTTACTCTCATCCCACATTGGATAAACCACACCCTCAGCTAATACCCACAACCCTTCAATATACCGCTGATACCATAACCCGGTGAACTCCCGTTTCAGGGCTTCCACGTAATCAGGAGATAGATATGGGTTATCAGCCAGGGTGAAGTGCCAGATGTTTGCTTTGATTAAATCAGCCGCATCAATTAGTTCTGTTTTCATCCAGTGATACGGCGAATCCGGGTTGGTTGTGACGTATAACTGAGCATTATCCTCTGATAAACGGGTTTGAAGCATCTTCATGAACTCTTCAGGGATGATGGTTCCCTCATCCACGTATGCATACTGAAGGGTCTGGCCTCGTATCTTGGATTCGGACCGGGCATCGTTTGCACCGGCCAGATAAACCCGCTTCCCATACAGTATCATCTCACCCGCACCCTTGTTTACCTGGATAACGGAAGAGGGTAACATCTCCTGCATAGGGTTGATGATGTTTCTCATCAGGGTTCGTTCGGTCTTCCCTACCATCAGGCATTCTGCGGTTGCCTCGTTTTTAACTAAGTGAATCCATTTGATGATGGAGGAAATGGTTTTCGATGACCGGACAGACCCATGCAAAATATTGATACGGGCCGGTGGTGCCAGGATGAACGCTTTCCCTTTACCCTGTGGCTTCTGTAGTTTCAGGCTCATTTTTTAATATTTCAACCAGTTCGTCAATTGCTCCGAATTCGTCTATATTGTCGGCAGATGTGAACTCTTTTATTTTTTCCATGCACGTTGCCCATTTCACCATTGAATCAAGCAGGGAGTTTGTAGAACCGGCAGGAGGTTTTATTTTGGATTCCCCTTTCTCATCCATATCCCGCCAGTATGTCTTCCATTGTTGTTGCTTGTATTTGAGGTCAGACATGAGCACGAACCCGACTGCGTTCACCGCTTTGGACAACCCGGATACCATATCCGTTGCCATTGCCTCTGCCCGTTCTTTCACCTGGTCGTTGGTGGACCATTCCTCATATGACTTGATTCGTTCTAACCAGTTGAACTTGTTTGACCAGAGGTACATAGTCCGGACAGGTCGTTTCATAATTCGTGCAAGTTCTTGCATCGAACGTGTAGAACCCATGTCCCGGTATGTTTTGAACGCCTGCCATTGCTCGGCCTTTTCACCTTTTAGTCGTTCAAATTGTG